AGTTTTGCAAGTCCGGTTGCTTCTTCTTCAATGTATTCTATGGCAGCAACCAATACCAAGTATACATCTAAAATATCCATTGTGTCTGTGTGGTGAATTATAAACGAATCATCACTAATGTTTAGCAAGATCTGTTGTTTTATTGCATCATCCTTCTTAGTGAGTCTCGACATACTCGGCAGCCTTTCTTAATACTTCTGGATTATCTTGGAATAGGCCAAGTGCTCGGTTACAGTTGTGGCAAAGAAGTTTCCTAACTTTACCTGTCTTGTGATCGTGATCCACTGCAAGTTTTTCATTGTGGTTGTTTTTACCAATAAGAAACCCTTCAGATCCGCACAAATAACACTTGTTGTCTTGTTCCTTCTTCATTGCTTCTAAGACAGAATCGTCAATACCATATGTTCGTCGGTAGTAGGCGTTCTTTCCTTTACACTTAGGAGAGCAATAGACATTGCAAGGGTTCGTAGGAGTGAACACTTCTTTACAAGTTTTACACTCTTTATCTTTGAAATACCCATTTGGATACTTAGTGACAGTCATACCAGTTTGCCCCTATTTTATATTCTGCACCTACAGGACATCTAAACTTCAAGATCTCCCCTGCTTCTTTTGCTGATTCTACCACAATCTTTCCAAGTTCTTCTGCGTAACCCGCTTCTGTTTCAAATTGTACTTCGTCGTGTACCCATGCAAGGAGCTTGTACGGAATCTTGGCCCTGTCGAGTTTCTTAGAAAAACAGACAAGCCATTGTTTAGAGATAATGGCTCCAGCCGATTGTAGAAGAGTATTGAGCGCACTGTGTTCCGATCTGACTGACAATTTACGCCCATCAAGACCCGGTAACCACCCTTTTTCAGCGTACTTAGCAACCTTGTTTTGAAGAACGGCGTAAGCAGGGATTGATTTTTGAAAGCGAGCAATAATGGCACGCCCTTTCGCTTCTGAAGCACCAATAATTGACCCGATCTTGGCAGGCGATGCCCCATAGAGACTGGCATAAAGTATTGTTTTTGCATCATTTCGTGAATCAACACCAAACGCTTGCTGGTTTCTTGTATGGACATCACCATAAACTACTTCCTTTATGTAATCTTCATCATTTAAATAATGGGCAAAGCACCGAAGTTCAATGCCCGACAAATCAACACCAACCTGAACCATTCCTTCTTCCACAGTCCAGCATTGTCTACATTCCTTACCATACGGGCTACCTGAGTTGGGTATTTGTGCCATGTTTGGTTTAGAGTGTGTAGCCCTGCCTGTCACAGCACCGTTGGTGATGACTCTACCGTGTACTCTACCGTCCTTACCTACAGCATCCATCCAAGACTCAACCTGCGCTACTCGTTTCTGTAGCATCAAGTACTCAGCGATGATCTTAGCTTCAGGAAAGTCTAAGGCTACAAGCACTGCTTCGTCTACGATGGGCTGACCAGTAGGTGTGAACTTCTTAGGCTTCCATCCTAGTTCAATTAGCTTTTCCCCGATCTGCTGTCTGCTTGCTGGATTAAAGGTAATTGTCTCATCCTTGAGTCTTTTTCCTGTCTTCTCGGAATATCGTTCCTTGGTGACGGGAGGCCACTGCTCCTGCATCTGCTCATAGATTCCTGCCATCTTTCCTTTGAGGTCAGCAAGTAAGCAAGTTGCGTAGATTGTGTCAAGTTTGAATCCATTGCGTTCCTGTTTAGCTATGATGCTTGCTACTTGGTGTTCGAGGGTAACAGACTCTTGAGAAAATCCTTTAGATTCGAGATCACTACAAAGACGCACAAAAAGATCCCGTAGAACAGCAACATCACGTACGCAGTAATGCTCAAGCAAATTAGGGATAGGTTTATCGAAAGCTTCACCAGAGTATTCTTCAGGTCGACCAACCATCCAAGACCATACTTTTCCATAATCAATCTTTTCCTTTCCTAGTTCGTTTCCCCATGCCTCTAGAGAGTGTCCTTTCTCCCTCGTCGGTTCTAGCAACCTTGACACTACGAGAGTATCGTAGCCCTGCTTCAAGCCAATCTTCGTCCCCCATACTTTGTTCAAGATCGGGAAGTCGAAGCCTATTCCGTTGTGGGCTACTATCAACGTAGCGTCCTTTAAGTAGTCCCATAGGCCGTTTGGAGCTTTCCATACTCTTACATCCTCTGTGTTATCAATGTCCTGAGTTACGCACAAATGGATCGTATCGTGTGCCAAGTTGGTCTCTATGTCTAAGGCGATCCGCTTCATGTTCTTCTTTCAACTTTTCGTAATCATTGATGAGTGTATGGTACTTCTCTTGTAGTTCATAGAACTTAGTCTCTAAGTCCATGAGCCTACCAACTAAGCGTTCGTAGTTGTCAATCATCTCTAGCCTCTCTAGCTTTAATCATTGCATCAGCCAATGTATAAGCATCCATCGCAAGTATTTCCCATCTTGGAAGCGTTTCGTTTGTAACGCCAGTCAAGGTTGAACAAAACCCTTCCATCGCCTTGGCTGCAAAGTAGTCACGCAATGTCATGCCTCTATGCGGGTCAAACTCGTGGTATGTGGGAAAAGCCTGCCCACCTGTTTTGTTATTGTCAAGCATATTTGTCATCCTTAAAATCTTGATCCGTTATATGCTGCTTACCTCTGTACCACTTGACAGCAGCTATCCAAGCAGCAGACACAGCAGGTTGTCCATTCCAAGGTTCAAAAGGTAATCCGTACTCTTTAGCCCACTTGAGATAGGCTTCCTGAGTCTCTTTATCCCACATATCTTTTATGTCATGTTCGTTAATCATAGTTCCCTCTCAAATAGAACAAATCAAACAACCTTGATCTTCGTTGTTACGCATCATACCGCCTTTTGATGTCCAGATACTCTTCCCAATCTGCTCACTTAGCCAAAGAACTTTCTTGTATTGTTCTCTGCCAAAGTCATCATGTTGAAAAGCTTTCTCTTTAGCTTTGTCTCCAGCTGCTAGGCAAGGAAAGCATCCTACCCTATCAAAGCCTTGCTTGTAAAGAGGATTCTCTTCACCATTCAAGTATTCAAATACCTCTTGCTCTGTCCAGTTAAGGATAGGCATTTTGAACATAACACCTAGCTTTGCAAGATACTTGGGATAGAAACTTGGCATTACTTCGTGTGGTGCATACAAAGTATCGTCAAGTTTATCTTTGTATCTCTTAGAGCGTTGTGAGCTTTCCCCTGAGCGCATACCATACCAAACCTCTACAGGACCATTTACCTTAGCGAAGTCCCTCAAGAAGAACTTAGTCTCCCGAAGCTTCAAAAGACTTGTGCAGAACCTAGTCCCGAAGTCAGGGAAACGCTTGTGTGATAGCACTTTCTCAGGAACAGAGCCACCAGTAACGGAGACAATATCCACCTCGTACATATCGCCTAGCTTTTCTATGTGTTGATATGTCAATGGGTGTTCAAACTGAGTGTCGCAGAACAGTCCTAAAACATATTCAGACCCTACAGCTTCACAGGCTAGCTTTAAACAGGATTGACTGTCTTTACCGCCGGAGACAGGAACTACAATTTTTTTCATTTAGTAATCTTCTCCAAAGTTAATAACCACTCTTCAAACTTCTTGTCAATCTCTGAGGGTTTAGCCCTGTGTGTCCTTTTCTCAAAAGGCTTAGGAACATATTTAGGCTTTACTACAACTGCTTTAGGCCACACAAGCTCTTCAGCAGTGTACCACGGTGCGTTGGGTGCTAAGATAGTTTTCATGTTATCACTTCAAGTTCATAAAAAGACCAATCTGAGCAACGGAGTAGCCTAGCCAGATAGCCATGTTACTGTATTCCCCTTTGAGGCCTTGGAGTACACCAACTACAGCGTAGCCTATGCCTGTGCTACCTACAATTAGCATTTCTATCATAGATCCTCCATCGTGACTTCGTACATTCTACCAGTATCCAAGTCATACTTCAACGAGCAAGCAGGACCAGTAAGACCGTTGTATCTATTTTTGGCAACTGCTACTTTAGTTGTATGTCGTACACTAGCGTCAGGACTCATTGAGTTACGCTCTAGAGTAATCACTGCATCAGACAGTTGAGCGATAGCGCCTGAACCTCTCAGTTGAGACAGAGACACTGCCTGACCGTCTTCGTGGCCTTTGTCGCTGTTAGGACGTTTGAGGTGAGACACACAAATCAAAGTAATCTCTAACTCTTGAACCAAGGTACGTAGCTTAGTCATCAAGACATCAATAGCTTTCCTATCGTCATTCCCATCCATACCAGAGACAAGCAAGCTAATATGGTCAAGAAACACAACACGGCAATCGCAAGCCTTTGCCATGTATCGTATACGATTAAGAACGTTATCCAAAGCAAGAGAACCAAAGTGGTCGAAGAGAAAAATACGGTCAGTTCCGAGGGTAGCATCAAAAGCCTCCTTCAGTTCTTGTTCGCTGACAGGTGTGTCTGGCAGGTGCAACTTTTTATTTGCATGGAGAGACATAACGCTTCTAGCAGTTTTTCTGACTGATTCTTCCAAGAACATTCCTCCGATGTTCCACTTTGTTGTGTTGAGAATGTTGAAAAGAATTTCTCTAAGGAACTGACTTTTTCCAAGACCGCTGCCTGCCGTAACTGTAATAAGCTCAGCTTTTCTGAGTCCATAGAGGAGATCGTTGAGTCCTTTGAATGGATAGAAAGCCTCAGCTGCTGGTTCCGGAGTATTGACTGTTGACCATAGGGAAGACGCTGCCACAATTCCGTCGGGCACATAAGTTTCAGCTCTCCACCATTGATTAACAAATTCAGTTGTTCGTCCGTTACGGAGATAGTCGCAAGCATCTTTGAAGTCCTTTAAGTGTTTAACAATTTTACATTTGCTACCGAAGAGTTCAGCTACCTCGTTGGAAGCCTTAATCCCTGCATCATCTGCGTCGAAACAGATCACAATCTCCGCAAAGCTATCTAAGTATTCGTAGTTAGCCTTACAGTCCTTCAATGCAGCTGAAGCGCCGTTACGGATAGACACCACAGGCCACTTGCTACCTGTCATCTGATAGGCTGCTAAAGCGTCTAATTCGCCTTCACAGAGGGTGATGTACTTACCACCCTTAGCGAACAGTTGTTGACCGAATAAGGCCGCCTGTGACCAGCTACCTTCAACATTGAAGTTCTTCAGTTCAACGTGACGTACCTTAGCAGCTACCTCCTTACCATCTTGGTCAAAGTAAGGGTAGTAATGCTTTGTAGCATCCTGTCGAACACCGTAGGCTTCACAAGTCTGCTGTGTAATCCCTCGATCAGGGATAGCCTTAATCTCACCATTCTTGCTGCTAATCATAGTTTTTTCTTTCGATTTGGTAGGTACTTGTTCAGCACTGCGTTCATAACTACCTTCTTTTCCATAAGAATAGTCCACTCCTACATAGGTTTGACACACATGGCAGTAGGTATGCCCGTCATCGTAAAGACTGTTGCCGTCTGAGGAACCACAGGCTTCACATGGTATGTGTTTCAGGAACTTTGAAGCTACTTTTAGGTTGTTCATGTTGCTTCACCTTCTCTTGCTCGGATTGCTGCTGCACATTGTTCTGCTTCATCACAAGTGTCATCTTCTAGGTCAAAAAGACTTTCACACACCTTTGCACACGCCTCACGCTCAACGCTAGCGCTTTTCTCTGCTACCAGTTTGGCAAAGGCTTGAAAGCTATTCCAATGCTCGTACACATAGTCATCAAACTCTAAGTTAAAACCAGCCTGTTTAGCTAATTTAGTAAGTTCATCTTTAGTAATCAGGGTCGTCATGTAGAATCCTTTCAGCAAGACCACATTGGTCACATACACGATACATCCCGTTAGGTGCTACGTACATAGTATCAACACCTCCACAGCGTAGGCACTTCAAAGAATCATCTTCGCCTTCCTCGTCAATCTCTGGTTCTTCTTCTTCCTTTAAGTCTCTACCAAAGATTGCGTCCCAACGCTTGTCATATTCGTCTTGAGATACGCTAAATGGGCGAGGGCTAGAACCTTTACCGCCGTCTGATTTACTCATAGTCTTGTTCCTTTACTGGTGGTTTAACTGGTCTACGTTTCCGCCATCCTTTAGCGATGTTAAACATGGTTTGACTTTCGCCATTGAAGTAACACCCTTTGAATGTCCAATAAACAGGCTTCTGAGGTTGTTTTGTTAGCTAGAAACACTTCCAAATCATCCATCAAGGTTTCTAGCGTATAAAAGGCTTCTACGGCCTTCTGTGAGCACTTGTATGCGTGAGCATCTTGTGCGTTGAACAAGTCATATTCAATAATAGCCTTCATTTACATTCCTTCGTCATTTAAGACTCACTTTCAACAAAGTTAATACAAAAATACACAAAGACATAATCATACACGTTTCTCCGCTTCGAGAATGTCAGATAACACCTGTTGCCAACCATAGATGGAGATTAACTCAGCTACATCGTTGATTGTGTGGTGATAGTGGGCTTCCTCTTTCATGCACCAGTCATCAATGTAATGATCTTCAAAGCCATAGTTATCTTGTGGTTCATTCATGATTGTCTAACTCCTTCAAGTCATAGATTCCGTTATATTCCATAACTAATTGGTACGCCCTTTTCAATTCATAGAATTTGATGTTGTTCTCCTCTTTGTCGTAGGAATACATAGGACAACCCCCAATGTTAGGAGACAAATCCCCATACTGTGATTTTAAGACACCCAAAAAGACATCAAGTGCACCCTCATAGTTAATTTCAACTAAAATTTTATCCATTGGTTTCCTCTTTAAAGAACTTTAATGATAAAAGATATTTAAGGTATCTTTAATAGTGTATTAACTTCTATGAAACATCATAGTAGTCACTAGAGTACTTTATAGTATTATAATGTACTGTCAAATCCCCTGTGTCCATCTCTGATGAACATTCTACATCAATGTCTTGCTCACATGGGTCTAAATCCGACTCAGTTACTAGGTCTTTTCTTTCAATGACAGGGAACAAACCCTTCACATCTTCAAAACAAACCTTGCATAGGTCGATGTAATCCATCGTCAAAGCATTTTTCCTTGTTGCTTCAAATTCTGATAACAATCTATCACAAGCGATACAATGAATTTTCCGTTCCTACCCTTCTCCGCATATGGTCAGTGGTTGATTAGCCCCTTCTAGGGGTGTTTAAATTGATTCTAGAGGCATTTTCACATCATAGCCTCATCGTCATTAGCAGGATTGTATCTCTGCGGTAGTTTATCGTTTAGCTTTTTAGGTCTAAGTGATGTAGGGAAAGGCCATGAAGTTTCAGTCTTTATCAATTTAGGAAACAATGACATGACTTGAGGGAATAGATACCCACAGTCTAGGCATTGCATAGCATCAGGCAGGCCAATAGTTGCATGGTCTACATCATCAGAACCACATTTAGGACACTTCACCATAAATCCCTCTCAATTATAAAGTCGATAGTGTAGAATATTAGTACTAAAGTCATCATAAATCCTTTTCAAGTTCATTATGTTCTTTATTAGTAGAATCAATCAAGCCTTGAGCATAGCCTAAATCATAGGTGCTAGCCATACCCTTGATTGTATCCTCTGATAACCCTAGTTTCCTAAGGTGTTCGATCAGTTCTGAAAGTGTCATATCAGTGCCCGTCAGTGTGTCAGATAGTGTTGAAGGAATGCTTTAGCCTTTGAAGGGCTTTTCATGTTAATGTTTAAGTAGAATTCCCCATCTTCAAAGACTTCATAAACTGATTGTGTCATAGAGTAAACAGCAGTGTATGTTTTCCCTTCGTGCTTGAGAATCCAAGGTTTAGCCTTCAACGCTAGCGTATGGGCTTGATCTAGCAGTTTGTCGTAATTCATAAATCCTCGCCTAAGTCTCTCTCAAGACTATCAATATGGTTGATAAAGGTTGCCCACAATGCCACCGATGCAAAATCGTCATCTTCAAAGGCATTGTTAACGACACAATCATAGCGTGATGCTACTGTGTTGGCTATCCTAAGCAAATGAATAAGTTCTTGACGCATAGACACAAGCTCACCATGTAAGGGACTGTTTTCCCTCCATGACATGCGTTCTAGTTCATGGAATTCTAGTTTAGACTTCATTGTGGTTAATCCTTTACGCCTTACGGCTTCGCAAAGTTTGCTTTGAATGTCCTATCAGGGTGCAACAGTTTAGCGGCTTTAGCGGCCTCTGTGCACGTTTTGTGAGCATTAGTTGACCAAGCATAATTCCACACGTGCCCATCAGGTGTAGGCTTTACGTGCTTAACCCATACGTGAATCTTGCGTTTGTAGACCTTAAAATCTGTTTTCATACATCAAGCCCTTTCGTCAAGCAAATTTGTGATGCACCGTTTTCTCTGACTGTGTGTCGTTCATAGGCAATACGGCCTTCAGCCTGCAAGAATTCGTGCTCGTTGACCTCTTTTAGATCAACTTCGTCGCCTTCGTAATCAACGACAAAGAATCTTACTGGAATGGTTGCAAAGTATCCGTTTTTCATGTTTAAGCCTCCTCAATGTGTACGATAGACAAAGCCGCCTTCGACTTCACCTATTAAGACACCTTCGTCCTCTAAGTACTGGCGTACTTGTTCTTGTTGTTGTTCTTCGTCCTCTGTGGCGTCAAGTTCAATGCGATAGTCTGAGGCAATAGACTTCCAATTATCTTCATAGAAGTCGCAACAAAGGGCGATTACATCGAGTTCATATTCTTCGCCACAATCTTGCTCGCATTCTTCTAAGTAATCCCACAACACGCCAAGACCTTGAAGTGAGAAATTCTGAGGGCGTAAGTTAGTAAAAGCGTCTTGAAATTCTGAGAATCCGATTGTTTGTTTCATGGTAGTGTGTCCTTCACAAGTTATAGGGAATTTATTGGTCAAGTTCAACGATAACGTCATCATAGCCATCGTCAAGCCATTGTTTAGCCACTTCGGTAGCTTGGTCAAGTGTAACCCCTTCAACGTCAGGGATACCACCTAACCATACTGTATAGGTGTTTGTTTGTGTTGCGTGTGTCATGGTAATCTGTCCTTGATTAGTAATTGATGGGCAAAATAGCCCCCA